CTTCCTGTTGAAGCATTGTAATGAAGTTAATAAGTCCGGCACTCATCGGGTCTTCTTTGTTTAGAGGCCAAGAAGCACTCTCGTCATCCATTGGAATATGCTGATTGATTTGACGTGAGAAGAATTGTGTGACATCTCTAACCTTATCGGGATTGTAACCATATATCGGATTAGCTCTGTCTTTGGCGGCTATAAAAGCCAAGTTCAAAAGAACTGATTTAGCTCTATGTTTGTCTTCAAGTAAGTCAGCAATTGAGAATGAGATCGATGAGTGGGGCTCCCTAAAAGCTTCTTTGACTACAATCGGCCACTTTGAACCCATATCTATTGATTCTCCGTCAGGAGTTACAATCTGCTCGCCATCTTGTAGGTCTAATTTCTGTTCAAATAAAATCTTGCTGAAACTCTTATCGACCCAAACCACTGACTTATCTCCTTTGTCGTTATAGCCGTAAAACTCAAGAATTTGAAAGACATCGCCTGCTTGACTATCGGTAGCTGGAGCTACACCTTTCTTGGCTTCATCCCTTTTAATCTTATAATCCCACAGATAAGTATCCACACCTGAAGGTATATCTTTAACATCTTTTACCCCTGTAATTACTCCTGCCTTGATAAGTTTTTTTAACTCCCATTTAGTCTTAGTAACCCACTTCCAGTAGTAACGCCAATCCTGGACATTCTCAAAGAATGGGTCATAACCGAACATCAACGGATTGATAACGACCGGCTCCATCTGTTTCCTCTTTTTATTGAACCTCAAGGTCTCTAAGTATCCTCGGCCAAAGAATAATGTATCCCAAGCCCAATCGTAGTCTATTTTTGACTTGCCCATCTCCAAGTAATCAGATTGGGCTAAAACATTATATGAATTAAGTTGTTCTTGAAGAATACCTTGGGAGGGTAAGAACTTAACCTGCATCTTGTCGTCGTAAAGTGAGGAGAGAACCCTGTTAAATAAGGACAACAACAAAGTTGAGGCTATGTTTTGATCGCCTCGATTTAGATTGTTTAGTAATACAAGTTGCGATACTTGTCTTCGTTTACGGGCTTGTAAAAACTCGAACGATTCCTCATATTTCGATCTTATCTCTTGTAAATTCAATTTTTAGAGGTTGTCGTGAGAACCTCATTAAGAGACTTAGGTTTATCGTAAAATAACACATCTGACTTGGCCTCGCATGGAACGAATATCTGATATTTATGTTCCTTTTTATTAATTATAACACGTGGAGAAACTCCTTCCAAGGGCACAAGTCCATCTCCCCACATAATTGTTGTTATCTGCTTAGCGTGAGCATTGAATAGTATTTGTTTATCAGTCGGGAAGACAACTTTAGGGTCGGGATTCATTTTAAAATCAAATACTCTGATGGAAACGGTCTTGCCTATTCCCGGATCATTGATACGCATGCCTTCTGTGTGTAAGTCAGCTCCATAATCATATTTAGTTTTGTCGTCAAGAACAACTCCATCACCGGGCTTTAAATCTGCCATCTCTTGTTTAAACTTTTTAGCATCCATCCCATTTTTTACTCGTTTTTCCATATTTTAGTCGTATAATCGAAGAACTCTCTACCTTGCATCTGACGAACCATGCGGGTGCTTTTTATATTCTGATCACTAACTACCATTGTTAATACTGCGGCATCAACTACATTCGGAGATGCGATACCTTCTCTTAACAACTCCTCCTTGGGCTGAATACCAATCTTGCCATCCTTGTTCTTATACTTTACTATTTCAAATTCATTCCAACCGACATCGTATAAAATTCTGCCGCCGGATAGCAACCATTGTCTTTCGCGCCAATGCCATTCAGCTTTTAAATTTTGAAACTGGGGGTCTTCTGATTTTTCTCCAAAAGACACTCCTCTACAATTATACTCTAATTCTTTTAACCTATCAAATACACCTTGTCCTACGCCTGTCTTGTCAATAACGATATAATCCACTTTATGTGTGCTATACTTGTCCATTATCACTCCGACTAAATCCATTGTGTTTTGAAGTTTCTGGTTAAAAATAACTTCTTGAAGATTACCTGATTTTAAAACTATCGCTGACTTATCCCCTCCAGCGGCAGGATCAACACCTAGAATCTTATAACCGGAATGCTCGCCATAACTTACATAAGAAGCCTGAAGCTCTCTATCGGTCATTAGGCGGATGTATCCTTTCTCATCCATGCTTTCATCAAAGGCGTCCCAGTTGCCCTCTAAATAAGCTCTGCGTTGATTCTCTGGTAATGATTCAAGGGATTTGTAGTAACTCTGGTCTAAATAAGGATTATCAGTCGGTAAAGCCGGGACGAATACAAACTCATATTGCTCTTTCTCTTCAGGCGGAAACAATCTTTTGACCCAGATGTTCTTCACCCACGCTTCACCCAATGGATTAGAGCCAGCCAAGAACTTCACATCCTTAATCCCTGGCCACCTTAGTCGGGAACGCAACATATCAAATACTGACTTGGGATTACGATTGATTTCGTCTATGCCTTGAATGGCGAATTCAACTGATAGGTACTTAGACGGATCATCTAAGTTTCTAAACGCTAATATTCCAGAGCCATATTCAGGGGCTAATGTGAATTCTTTCTTGGACTCATTAAAAGTCCCTAACCAATCAGGAAACTCAAACTTTATCTTAGTTAAGTGCCTATCATTCAAGCTTGGATAATCTTCACAAAATAAACCGGCACGGATACCTTTGATTTGATACTTTGAAAAGAACTTCATCAACCAGTAAATCATTGACCATCTAAGCCATCTTGATTTCCCCGAACCAACGCTTCCGCCAAACAATACAAACTTAAACCTCTTGCTTGCTTCTAATGCTTCCTTCTGTTTATCAAAAAAATTAGCAAGTTCTGTGAATTTAATGGTTTCTGGTTCATTATTCATCTATAGAGACTATTTTACTTACTAATTCACCTGATATATTTACATTATTCTGGGCTGTGCCATGTAATCTATCCAAATCATCTTTATAGAATTGGTAGTTTCCTTTTAATGCTTCGGCCAATCCTTTTGAATGTAACATGACCTCTATCTCCTCTGGTGTTTTACCATTTAGTTTAGCAACTTCAATCAGTGCCTCTCTGCGTAAGGTTGCATAGTTCTTTTGGCCTTTAGGTCTATGCCCTCCACCTGCTTCACCTTTCTTCCATGCAGGTTTAAGGTTTTTTAACCTAATATCGGTATTCTTGTCGGTATTCTCACTGTTTAATTGCTTTTCCATTTGTGTAATCTTCCCATCGTTTTATAATCACGTCCACGTATTTGCAATCAAGCTCCATACCATAACAGATTCTGTTGGTCTTTTCACAAGTTATCAGTGTCGCTCCACTTCCAAGAAACAAGTCAGCAACAATGTCGTCTCTCTTTGAGCTATTTAGCACACCTTTCGTTATCATTTGCACTGGCTTTTGTGTTGGATGTTTGTAGTTAAACTCTCTTCCAAATCTCCAAACTGTTGAACCACCGTCTTCTTGTTTCTTAATCTCTGCCTTAATCATCTTAAGCAACCATTTATCATCTCGCTCCTCATCCCACTGTGTGTATTGTTTCCTATCGCCATAAAACTCTAGATTGTTTCCCTTTTGATGACAGTATAACATCGGCTCGTGCTTCCAACGATAATCACCCCAGCCCATACTTGCCACTAACTTCACCCATATAATCTGATTTCTTATTTCAAAGTTTGCCTTGCTGAGTGAGTCTTCAAACTCTCTGTGAGTTCGGCTCGCATAGCATATGTATGCCCCCCCCCTCTAGCTTCAATATCGTTTTGTAATTTTCGAATGCTTTTTCTAAAAACAATCTAAATGCTTCTTCGGTTTGATTGTCATTCTCAATCTTATTGCTAGTTTCCTTGCCTCGACCACTGTAATTCACATTATACGGCGGGTCAGTGAACACCATATCCGCTTTCTTGCCCTCCATAAGCCTCAAAACGGCCTCTGGTTGCGTTGAATCACCACACATGACCCTATGCCTACCTAATTGCCAGATATCGCCTAATTTAGCGATTGGCTCTACGTTCTCTGGTATCACATCATCCTTCTCGTCTGGCTCAATCAGTAAGTCTTTATCAAAACCTGTCAGGTCAAACATCTCATCGCTTAGACCTTTTAGTTCCTCAATGGCTAGGCCCATATCCCACTGACTCTCATTTAATTTATTATCAGCCAACCGATATGCCTTAACCTGTTCAGGTGTTAAATTCTCGGTCTTGATAATCCACGGTTCCTTAATGCCTTCGGGATATTTCTCATAAGCCAACTGACGGCCGTGGCCTACGATTATCTCATCGTCTTTATCAACCACGATTGGCTGTAACCACCCAAAAGTTTTCAAAGAATTGGCAATCTGCTTTAACTGCTTATCTGGA